ATGCCCAAGAGAATTGGATTCCTCTATGAGAAGATGGCGGACAAAGGCTTTATTCGCCGCGTCATCCTGGAGGCCTCGCGCGGGAAGCGCAAGCGCCGGGAGGTGCGCCGGGTGCTCAAAAACCTGGACGAATATGTGGATAAGACCTATGAGATGGTCGTGTCCGAGAGCTTTGTCCCCACCCCGCCGAAAGAGCGGGAAATCTACGACGACAGCAGCCAGAAGCGGCGCATCATCAAGGTCGTCCCTTTCTGGCCGGACAGCGTGATGCACTGGCTCCTGGTGACCGTCATGAAGCCCGTGCTGATGCGCGGTATGTATCACTGGTCCTGCGCCTCCATCCCCGGGCGGGGTGGGAAGCGCGTCCAGAAGCACATCCGCCGCACCCTGCGGGATGACCCGGAGGGCACGAAGTACGCCGCCGAGCTGGACGTCAAACACTATTACCCCAGCATCCCCATCAAGCGCCTTATCTGGGCGCTGGCCCGGAAGATCAAGGACAAGCGGCTCCTGCGGACAGTCTATGCCGTGCTCCAGTCCTGCGGCGGTGGTCTGGCCATCGGGTACTACATCTGCCAATGGCTGGCGAACTACTACCTGGAGGAGCTGGACCACTACATCATGACCCTGCCCGGGGTCAAGTACATGGACCGCTACATGGACAATATCACCCTGCGCGGCCCCAACAAGAAGCAGCTGCACAAGGCCCGGAAGCTGATCGAGGCCTTTATGCAGCGGCGGCTCGGCCTGCGCATGAAAGAGAACTGGCAGATCTATCGGACGACTTTTACCGCTGCCGTTGCCAAGAGACACAGTCTCATGGATGCACGGAAGCAGCGGCTCCGCCGTCCGCGCATGGTTTCCGCCGTGGGCTATCGGTTTTCCCACACCCACATCATTCTGCGCAAACGGAATTTCCTGCGCTTCGCCCGCCAATGCCGCCGGGTGAAGAAACGCATGGACGCACAAAAGCCCATCTCGTTCAGGCAGGCCTCCGGGCTCCTGAGCCGGATCGGGCAGCTGCGGCATTGTGACAGCCACAACATCAGGGTCAAATACGTCGACCCCATCGGGGTCAAAAATCTGAAGGAGGTCGTGCGAGATGAGAGTAAGAGGCGACGTGCAGCCCAGCAACGCCTTTACGGTGGAGGAGCAGCCTAAAAGGCCGGGCTTCTGCCTGGTTCGCTTTTTCGAGAATGCACAGGAATTCTCGGAGGAGCAGGGCGACCTGACGGTCAGCGGATGGGAGTATGACGAATACCACCTTGAACTGGCCGACACCGGCAGCCTGGAGGAAGATGTGCTCAACAACTTTGACGGGTATCTTGCCCAGGCGAAACTCCTGGAGGCCGAAGGGGAAACCATCCCGAATTTGAAGCAGCAGGTGGCGGACCTGGAGAATGAGAAGGCGGCACTGGAACGAAAGGTTACCAGCCTGGAAACGCAGATAACGGATGCGCAGTTGGCGCTGTGCGACGTTTACGAACTCGCTCTGGGAGGTGTCGTATAAATGGAGAGAATCTATGCCGAGCTGATTAGAAAAGGTCTGAAAACCATTGAGGATGTGCCGGAACGTCTGCGAAACGCCGTTCAAGAAATCCTCGATAACACGGAGAAAAGAGCTGAGGGCTTATGAGCCCCCGGCTCTTTCTTTTATACCTGCTACTCGGAAAGGAGGTGAGCGTCATGGCTGTCGTGTATGCTACCCTGATTGTCAAGGGCCGCAAGACCATCGACCAGGTCCCCAGTCTGATCCGGAGCGAGGTTGAGGCAATCCTGGTCGCCCTTGAGGTGGAGGTGTAATCCACCCGCACCAAAGGCCGCCCCGAAGTGGGGCGGCCTCACTTTTTAGGAGGACGCGCATGATTACAATAAGCATTTCAGAGCTTGTCCCGGCCTTGCTGGTTGCCATGGGAGTCCCGACGGCTATCACAGGGTTCTGCTTCTGGCTCCTGGAGCGTCGCATCGAAAAGCGGGACAAAAAGAAGCAGAAAGAGGAAGCCGCCCTGTTGGAAGAGCAGGGGAAAAGGGATAGGGCACGGGAGGAGCTGGAAGTCCTGCTCGTCCAAGGAATCAATGCCTCTATCGCCTTGGGAGAAGCTACGGCCAAGGCGGTCCAGCGAATCCCGGATGCCCATTGCAACGGGGATATGAAAAAAGCCCTGGAGTATGCAACCAGCATTAAACACGACCAGAAAAACTTCCTTGCGCAGCAGGGCATTCACGCCCTGCTGGACGATTGAAAGGAGACCCACAAATGGAATTGTCCATTATCATTACCATCATCGGCGTCCTGGTGGCGCTGACCAACATCGTTGTCGAGGTCGTGAAGAAGTCCACCTGGGATAAACTTCCGACCAATGTTCTGGCGCTTATCGTGGCCGTGGCCCTCACTCTGGCGGCCGGCTTTGCCTACTTTCAGATTAAGGCCATCCCGATTACTTGGTACATCGTCGTGGCCTTTGTCATAGTTGGCTTCATGGTGGCCTATGCCGCCATGTTCGGATTTGATAAGTTGAAGGAAATTATGAACTGGGGTGATAAGAATGACGGCGATTGACAGAGTGATCGCAACCGCCCGGGCGGAGGTCGGCTACATCGAGAAGGAGACCAACTCCCAGCTCGACAACCCGACCGCCAACCCTGGAAACGGTAACTGGAACAAATATGCGCGCGACCTGGACGCCCTGGACATCGTCTACAATGGCGATAAGAACGGGTACGCCTGGTGCGACATCTTTGTGGACTGGTGCTTCATTTACACCTTCGGCCTGGAGTTGGGAATGGCCCTGCTCTGCCAGGCAAAGGAGGGCCTGGGCGCCGGCTGCACCTACTCTGCCCGCTACTACAAGGACAAGGGGCAGTTCCACACCAGCCCCCAGGCCGGTGACCAGGTCTTCTTCACCAACGACGGCGGCAAGACCATGTACCACACCGGCCTCGTGGTGAAGGTGTCCGGCGGACGGGTCTACACCATCGAGGGCAACACCAGCTCCGCCGTCGGCGTTGTACCAAACGGCGGATGTGTCCGGGACAAGAGCTACCCATTGGGGGCCAGCTACATTGGCGGCTATGGCCGCCCCGACTATTCCCTTGTCCCGGACAGCGGGGAGTCCGAGACTCCGAGCGGAACGACCGGCGGCACCTACACCGTGGTAGCGGGCGACTCCATCTCCGCGATCGGCAGCCGGCTCGGCGTGGCTTGGCAGGACATCGCCCAGGCCAACGGGATCACCGCCCCGTACACTATCTACCCCGGACAGATTCTTGTAATTCCTGTGGAGGAGGATGACGACGGCATGAGCTACGAAAAGTTCAAGGAGTACATGACCCAGTACCGGAAGGAGCTCCAGGACAACGACAAGGGCGAATGGAGCGAGGAGGCCCGGGCGTGGGCTATCAAGGTCGGCCTGTTTGCCGGCAACGGCACCGACATCAACGGGGAGCCCAACTATATGTGGCAGGACTTCCTCACCCGCGAGCAGGCCGCCCAGCTGTTCTACCGCTTCGCCCGCGACCACGGCATGGTATGAGCGGCCTGGAGAAGGTGCTCCTGCTGGTAGCGGGGCTTCTCCTCGTCCTGGTCGGCATGGCGCTGACGGCGATACGCCGGCCGGCCCGGAAGCGGAAAGGCAAGCAGGAGCCGAAGTCGCAGAAGATGGATTTCTCCAAGCGGCTCATAGCGGATATTCGGGTGCTGCTGTGGGTGGTGACGGTGGGCGGGCTGACCCTGGCCGCCTACTGCATCCACCGGGGCTTCACAGGGTCCCTTCCGTGGCTGTCCGCTATGGTGGGCCTGCCCTGGACGGCCCACGGTACGGTCTGCGCATTTTATCTCAACATGGCAAAGTCAGACCACCGAAGCGGCGGCATAACCTACGACGCTGCCGCGGCGGTGAACTTCAATGCGCCGCAGGAGCCGGAGGGCTCCATCGATAGCCCCGCAATATGACATAGACCCCCTCGCAGGACACACATCCTGTGAGGGGGTCTTTTCGTTTTCTGGGAAAAGCGCCAGAGCGCCCAGAAGAGCGTTTTTGCCCCGAGGCGGGCGTCTACACTCCCGCACCATCTTCCTGCCGTTGCAACTCATTTACGGGGCCGTGCGGGGCGTTTCCGGGCGGCTCGGCTCATGTCTCCAGATATGCAGGGTTAGGGTGTCCCTTCACCCATTCTTGTTCAAACGCTTTGCTTGCGGCAAGACGCTCCGCGTCCCACTCCGAATATCGGAGAAAGTCGCTCAACTTGTTTACCCTATAAGGAGCAGTTGTGCTCTTGGGGATTCTGCCAAGGCAACACTCGCACCAATGCCTAATGCGGCGTATCTCGCTTCCGTCCTCCATGTCAATCTCAAACTCGACCTCATATGCAGAAACCTTAAATCTGCGACGAGCGTTGTTTGTATCGATAATTGCTATGTCAACAATTTTTGCCACAATCGGCAGTCCGTTGAAAATTACTTCTGGAACCCCACTAAAAATATCGTCAGGGTGGAAGGAACACAAAACTGTGTCTCCCATGCCTCCGGCCAACTGAATTTTTTCCTCTGGCACTTTCACTGTGCATACATTTCCGTTAAAGTCCAAATAAGTTTTGTTCACAAGCATGCCCGATATCCTTTCTCAATAGTTCGCCATAACAAAGTCGATTTCCTCTTGGGTGATAGGCGGGGTGGTAACGGGCTTCTGCTCGTCCACCCCTTCGCCGGCGCATCTATAGGGACAGGGCTCCCGGCACCCGCCATAGGTGTCCCAGCAGACAGAGCAGGGGGCCAGAGGCTCCCCGCAGGACGGGCAGGCCGTGATGCCGACGGCATGGATGACGACCTCCTCACAGCACCAGGGGCAAAACTCCACCGTGTAATCTTCCAGCTTCATGCCAGCGCCTCCAATCAGGCCGCCGGAGTGGCAGCGGCCTGGGGCTCCTTCGATACCTGCTCTGTCTTGGCCTTGGCGGGCTTCTTGTCCGTGGGCTTCTTCGCGGCCTGCTTCTTGGGCGCGGGGGCTGGGGCAGTGCCGGCCTCGATAGCCTCGATCTCCTCCATCTTCTTCACGATCCGGCGGGCTTTCTGGAGCTCGCCGCGCACTGTCTTCAGCTCGGCCTCCTTGTCGGTGATGGTTTTGCCCAGGGCCTCGAAGGACACCAGCGCATCGGAGCCGGTGATGGACTGGGCCAGCTTTTTGAGGCCCCGGAGTTTCCGCAGGTCAGCACACAGGCCCTCGGCGGCGGTCAGCTTCTCGTTGATGGTGTTCATGTACTCGGTCTTGTTCATAGCGATTTCCTTTCTCCCCGTAGGCCCGGTAGGTCAGGCGATTGTGTTGTTAGACCTCAGAAATGATGTAATCTCTTCTCATGCAGGAGATAGTGGCTCTGGCCATGCCGGCCGCCTCTTCTGCCTGTTCGCGCCCCTGAAGCTCTTTTTTGGTTTTGCCGACTGGCACCAAGCTAAGCAGGCGCTCAATCTCTTTCTCCAGATCGTCCAGGTCACTCATGTATGCCTCTTTGCTCGTCATAGCGCCTCGCCCTCCTTGCTTGTGACTGCCGCCCCGCCACAGGTCTTTATGGGAAGTCCGCCTGCCCAGTGCCCGCCGGTGGAGTAATCCCATTCGATGGTCCCATCCTCGTACATGGTGATAGTGTGAGCCTCCAAGGTCCAGCCATCCTTGACACGCTTCATGGTGTAGCATCCAGGCTCTCGGAGTGCCTCACAAAGATAATCACTACCGTTCCGATTGCGGTAGACCACGCCAACAGCAGGGGTGAAGTTTCTCCAGCTCATACACAAATCCTTTCTGCCCTCGTGACCTCCGGGGCGGGCGGTACGGTTACTTGCAGCGGAACTCTTCGGGGTCCTGCGCGTCCAGCTGGGCAGTAAACTCGGAGCGGATGCGCTCCCACATGGCCAGCGATGACTTTGCGATCTGCCTGCGGTCCTCCGTTGTCTCGGAGTTTGCGATTTCCTTCTGGAAGTCGAGCACCACACAGGTCAATGCCCGCCTTACTCGGAACATATCGCTACGGCTCATGGTGACGGTTCTCATTTCCTGATTCAGCATTTTCGTCTCCTCCATCTTTTATATCGTTTTCTTAGTTCGTTGTTTCGTGTTCCTGTGAGCATACAATACACCATTCCTCTCGTCTTGTCAACACTTATTTTCGTTTTTCTTGAAAAAAGTTTTGACAAAGCGAAACTTGCGTGTTATAGTATTCTCGAAGGAGGTGAGCCCTGTGGTGTCCTACAAACCGCTATGGCATACACTGATTGACCGGGACATGAAAAAGATGGAGCTGGTGGAGAAGGTCGGAATGAGCCGGGCCACGCTGAGCAAGCTGAACAACGATCAATATGTTTCGCTGGAAGTGCTGGACAGAATATGCGAAGTATTAGAGTGCCCCATTCAAGATGTTGTAAAAATAGAGAACGGAGAGTAA